TAGCGCTCGCGGCCCTTGACCTTGAGATTGTCGGTGTCGAAGTCCACGTACATGTCCATCTCGAACGGCACGCGGTCGTAGTAGATCAGCCCGCGCTTGTCGGTCTTGATGAACCACGCGAAGTTGGAAGTGAGGAACTCGTTCACCATGTAGTCACGTAGACCACCACCCACATGCTTGATGGCGTTCACATCGTTGTCGTTGGTGCCGGGACGAAGTTCTGTGCGAAGCAGTCTTACAGCGACTGGTTCCAACGCCGCTGGGACTATCAGAAGCTCGGCGCGCGCCACGATCTTGATGTTGCGCTCGTCCACCCAAGTATTGCGGATGGTGGTCATCGCAGTGAGCAACGTGCTCTCGTTCAGATTGACCTGAGTCGCAGGCATATTGCCCACCGTCCCAGTGTCGATAGGATGCGCGACATCAAACAGCGCCTTACCGTCACCACCGACAGTGGAGTCGTAGACGTTGCCGACATTGAAGATATTGGCCGCGTAGATTTCCTTCGTCGTCGCGAAGACATCCTGTAGACCGAGGTTCGATGGGTTGAACTCGGCTTTGTACTGGTTGTCCTCAACGGCCTTCCGGGTGACCACGTAGCCAAGACTGAGTTCTTTCATCTCAGCCGAGTACATCCAACGCTCACCCGCTCTCTCATCGAAGTAGGTGGAAGCGCCTTCGCCCTTCTCGCGCGCCAGCGGCAGGTATGCCATCTGCGTGCGGCGTTCGAGCGCCATCTTGGACGACCGCTTCTCAAAGCAGCGCGACCACTTGGTCTCGATCTTCTTGTAACGTCCCTCGACCGCAGCAAGGCCGGGGAACAACTCGTTTTTGATCGATGCAAGATCAATAGCCATGGTTCATTCCCTTCGAACTTGCGTGCGTTAGACGCCGACCATCTGGCGATAGATGTGATCGTTCCACGCCACCTGAACGATGTTGAAAGCCGTGGTGGCGTCATAACCGTTGCCAACCATCGGAGCGGGATCGCCCAGCGCGACGACACGAAACATGGCAGTCGCCAGCGCGGCTGGCGCAGCCAGCGTCCACTTGGAGAATCCATTGGTGGAAGCAACGACGGTGGGATTAGCGGTCATCCCGACATCGGCGAGGAGGATCGGCCCAGCAGCCGCCTGCACCTCGAACACGACGAGCGGGTCATCAATGATGAAGGCATCAACCTCACCAACAGCACCGGCACCGGGCCAGTAGTTCGACCAGATCGGATAGCCCAGCGAGGCCGCCAGATAGTGACAGCCGACAAAGATGCCGAGGCCAGAGTGATCGGTCACCGCAGCGGGCGAGGCCTGCACATAGCCAGACGGAAGTGCCTGCACCACGTCGCCGCGATTGAGCGCAGGCGCGTTGGTCAGCATCTTGCGGGTGGTGTGATTGCCGGTCCACGCTGCGCCATCGAGACGCTTGATCGGACGGAATCCAAATGCAGAATCAATATTCGCCATGGACTGGCTCCCCCTTGAGGGTTACCGGCCTTGGCGAGCTTCGCCGCAGTCCGTGTGGTTAGACCGCTATCGGCGTCCGGGCTTCGAACACCACCCCGAGCTACTCGGGGATTTCGATGGCTTCACGCGAAGTCCTGATAACAGGAGTGGTTCGCGGAGCCTGCCCTTCGGGGGCCTCGGACATCTTCAGGCGATGCACCTGCATGGCCCGAGTCGCGCGGACATAATCCTCTTGTCGGGCCTGCACTGTCAAGCGCATGGGCCGTTCCATCAGGATCATGTCATTGACGATGACCGGCCCTTCGGTCCCCGGAGGAGCGAATCGGTCGGGAAACATGCTGTGCGGCACATTGCGCCAGCCCTGATCGTGATTGCCCCGCAGCTTGGAATAGTCCTGCTTGCCGTAGGTCTCCCAGTTATTCCACTGGAAGTCGGTCTCGCGAGCAATCTGCTCCGGGGTGCCGGTCCCGTTGGTCGGGCAATACACCCGCCTGATGTCATCGATGTCATAGGGGTTGATGACGGCATCCCCAGTCCGCATGCGCTGACGCCCATCGTCCACGGGACGAATGTCGCCGCGCGCCTCGGTACGGATAGACTCCTCGCGTTGCGTCTCGCGAGATTCATTTGGTGAGGGAACTCGGTTCATCGGCAACTCCTATGTGATTGGCGTTATCCGGCCTTCCTTCAGCAGCTTCACGTAGTTGGTCGCCCACTCTGTCGGTGTAACACCCTGCTCATCCGCCAGCCGCCGCATCTTCGGTGTCAGCCGGAAGGTGCCCGGTGCGAGGTTGTCGCCACCGGGGGCGGGGCCGCGCGTGACCGGCGCTGAGTAGCCGGGAATACGAGAAGCCGACCCATTCTCACTTGGCGTTTGACCGTTGCCCCCGAGCAACGATTCGATATGCCGGAAGTACCCCTCGGTATCGACCTCAAAGCCCGCATCCCGCGCCCTCTCGTGGGCATCAATGGCAGCCTTCTTGAGCGTGCCATCGCCCCGGATCAGATCGGGATGCTTGCGCAAGAACGCCTGTGTAGCCGGGGTGCGATTGGCAATCGCCCGCTCCACCGGATCTGTCGGCACCTGTCGCTGCGGTTGTGGCTGCTGTGGTTGCTGCCGTGGTTGCTGTGGCTGCTGCCGCTGCTGCTGCAGCGCCTGCTTTTCACGCTCCGCAATGGCCAGCGCGCCGCCTATACGTCCTAGTTGCTTGTTGATTGCAGCAGCGGTTTTGAAATCCCCTTCATTCATGGCCACTTCGGCATGGGCGGTAAGATTATCCATCTCCCCCACCATGCCGTGAATCTGGCTGTCTACGTAGGCCTCGTAGTTATTGCCGCCGCGCTGCTCAGCTTCCTGCGCGTAACGCACGGCCTGATCGCGCTCAGCCGCAATGCGGCGAGCCGTATCCTCCATCTGTGCGCGCGCGCGGCGCTCGTTGGCGATCTGTTGCTGCAGATCCTGCAGACCCACTTGGGGCTCAACCGCAGCAGGCGGGCCGGGTACCGGCGGCGGCTTGGCCTCGACCTTGGCCTCCACCTCTGGCTCAGCGTTAAGGTTGACGACTAGGTCTTCGCCTTCGTCGGCCATTGTCCTCTCCTAATACACCAGCTTGGGGTCATCGACCGTTCCGAGGATCCTCACGTCCGGGATCCACCGGCAATGCACCCGGTTGACCGTGGTCTGTCTGGCGTCATGGATGTCCCACATGATCCAGTCGCCAATCTTCACGTTCTGGCCGTGGAACTTGTTGCGGTCATCATCCACGAAGGCCAGCGGCCCCTTGCCAAGGACCAGCCCTACTTTGCCCTGCCAGAGAGCTTCATCCTGAGAAGTCTGGGATCGGAAGAACTTCTTGCCACCCGGCAGCATCTCGAACGCCGGGAGGTAATAAGTCGCCGCTATCACGTAATTGCCGAACCAGTGGATGTTATCCATCCACATTTGGCAGCGGTCCAGCAAAAACTCGCGTGGATCCTGCGCGTACAACTCCGCTTCGTGATCGTCGCGCCACGGCGTCTGCGGCCCCTGCGCCATGGTCGCCACATGCGCGGCAGCCCCAATCAACTGCGCCATCAGTTCACTCTCCCAAGATGGTCCCGTTCCGGCTCATCGCCGTCCATGCGATGCGCCAGATTGTGTATTTCGTTGATTGCCAACTCTAATCCCTCGATCCGGCCAGCCGTGCGCTGGAAGATCTCCCACGACTGCGAAGCCCGTAGCCCCTGATGGAGCCCCGGTCTCTCGTTGTCGCCAAAGAGAATCCGCTGGAGAACACGCTCCAGCGCCTCCTTGAAGACCTGATCCTCGCGGTCGTACATCAAAGCTCCGTCTTGGCTGGCACCGCGCGCGCCGCTGCGCGTTTCTGCAGCCGCCCCTGCCCGGTAGCGCCGCCAGCCTTCACCGAGCCACCCTTGTTGTATCGCGTACCGGATAGACTGCGACCACCACGCATATCGCGCATCCGGCGCTCTGCGCCCACCTCATCATCCACAGAACCCATACCGCCTCCCATGGCAGGATGCGGATCATCGTCGCGCTGGGGCAGAAACCGCGAGGTCTCGCGGACGGAATCCTTCGTTATTGGTTCAATTGCGCCGCCACGGGCATAACCCTTACCCTTGATCTTGCCGCCGTCCTTCGCAGTCCCAATCTGGAACATGTTCTTGCCGGTAGCACCGGGAATGGCACCCGGCTTGAACCCGGCGTTCTGCGAGGAGCGCGCGAGAGACTGCGTAGATCCGGCAACTGCCTGACCGGCCTTTGTTGCCGCATCCTGTGCGCCTTGCGCCGCTTTCACCGCGTAGCCGCCATCCGAACCAGAAGAAGAAGGTCCGAAGAGCTTCCCTATCTTCTGCGCTGCAGTCACCGCGCCCTTCAGACCAAAACCACCGGACGTATCCGGCGATGCCGGAACAGACGTGCCGCTGGCTTCAGGTGTAACCTCGTCGCCATCCTCGTAATGCTTGATGCGACCCCCATCGGCCTTCTTGGCAGGACCGCCGTCCTTATATCCGGGGCGAGTAGGTCTTCCGCCCGTGAGCGGCACGACCGGCGGGCGCGCGCCGGATGCGCCCGGTCGCTGACCGGGTACGGCACCGGGCGTGAACGGTCTGCGTGGCTGCATCCCTTGCGGGCCAAGTCCGGGCGTCCCCGCAGGACCGCCCATCTGGCGCTTCTTGATCGTACCGCCCTTCTTAAAAGCCCTCCCGCCCGTAATATCCGTAACAGCAGGAGCCGCGACCGGAGCAGGTTCCGCCATCATCGCTGTTGGCGCTGGCGCACCACCACCGATGCCGCCGATGCCGCCGTCGCCACCTCTACCAACACCGCCCGTATCACCCATGGTCGGTAATGATCCGCCGCCACCACCGCCACCCATCCCACCGCCACCAAACAGCGCGAGCGGATTAACCGGCGGTCTGTCGTCCTCGTCTTCCCGGCTCGGACCTCGTCCCCGGCTTACTGGGCCTCCGTTAGCCTTTTTTTTTACGCTGCCGCCGTTGGCGAAGCCCTTTCCCCAGTTGTGATAGGTCGAACCCTTGATCGTGCCGCCCTTTGCCATACCGGGAGGCCGAGGACCGGGCATCGGCATCGGACCAGCAGCCGCAGCCGGGGGCGGGACGTTAACATTAATCGGCGGCCCACCGGCTCCGGGCGGAGCGATGGGTGGGCGAGCGGCAGGAGGCGGAGGCAGACCACCGGGTGCGCCGCCCACTGGAACGGGCACGGGGCGCGGGATCGGCACCGGCACCGGACGCGGAGGAGCCGCAGCACCACCACCCGGAGACGCGATCACGATGTTCGTAGTCGAGTGACCCCTGCGGCTCTTCTTCTTGCCGCCGCCACCGACAAAGCCGCCACCAGCAAAGTGGTTGGCTGGTCGATCCGCGCGCTTCTTGGCGGTCCCACCCTCAATGGTCAATTCACGCGAGGTGCCCGCATTTTTCGAGGGGTAACTCGTTTTCTTGTACATCGAACTGGAGCCGAAGGACTTTCCGGCTTTTGCACCGAGAGCACTCAGACGACGTTTCTGTGAAGCCTTGGCCTGCGAGGCATACGGATGTGCCATGGTTATCTCCGCCAACCGATGAGAAACGGCCAACTCGTCGCCAGCCGCCAAATGCTCCTCCGAAAGTATACGTAACAGATTCCCCTGTTCACGTTCTCGATTTTCATCTCACCACCTAGATGATCCGGCCCCTTGGGGCCTGCGGCGGCCCAATCATGGATGGCCAATTCCGCACGAACTGCTCAGCCACAGGCGTGGCAAGTGGATGGATCAGCGCGCCTTCCGCCAGATTCATCTGCTCCTGCGCCATCTTCTGACCTTCGATCTTCTCCCGCGAGGCACGCTCTTCACGGTTGTTGGCGAGCTTCATGTACTCCTTGAGCACACCCATCTTCTCCGAGAGAATCTCGATCTGCGCCTTCATCTGGTCGTCTGCGGTCTTCTGCTTGAGTTCGACCATCTTGAACTGGATCTCGGCCATGTCGGCCATGACCTTCGGGTCCATACCCGGCTGAGCCTGCTCATCCTTCTTCGCCATCATGTCATCGACGTTGCCCATGCCGACCATGGTGGCAACACGACGGATCACGGAGGGAATGTCCCACTCGTCAGGCTTAAGCTGAACAAGCTGAACGAGGGCGACCGCCTTCATCACGCGGATCGTGTGGCTCGGCGTGTTGGGGTCCGCTTGCGGGGTGAGGTTGCACTCCTCAAGCGCCCGCACGAGGTCTTCGCGCTCCCAATCGCGCGCTGGCGAGGGCTTCGCGCAAAGAAGGCTATCCGGGTCATCGATAAATAGATCACGGAGTAGGCTGAACTCTTCCGCTTGGGCAATGTGCATCCCCTTGTGGACGCTATCCAAGACCTTGACCGCCTGATCGAGCATGGCAAGCGTCGTGCCGACAGGAACGTCCTGCCGTCCCTCCCCGACCATCAATTCGGGCGTCCCGCCGACACGACGTGCCTCCTCCTCGATGTGCTGAGTGACTTGGATCAGCCCGGTGGTCACGTCTTTATAGGGCAGTGGCATTACGTTCTGGGCGATAGGCTGGCCACCAGTATTGATTCTCACACCCGAGCCCAGCCCAACACGGAAGCTCATGGTGTCTTGGCGACCCACTGTCTCAGAGTATAAAAATCCCGGCCAACTCGAAAAAGCGGCGCTGTCCAGAGCCAGCCTCCACGCAGTCGTCGCCGCTGCGGTGGCGTTGCCCATGATGTTAAGCAATCCTATCCCGTAGAAGCCCAAACCCTCCACGAAGGGGTACTTCACGATGGGCATATGCTTGAGATACCGCTCGTCGTCCTCTTTCCAGTTGCGGCGCACCTCAAGGATGGTCTGCGAGTCCTTATCTATGGTCACACGGTAAGGCAGGGGCAGACCCGTGATCTTGGACTTCTCCTTGTGCTCAAAGCCCGCGATGTCCAGTTCGCAGTAGCATTCATAGACCGTGTGCTTGTAGTCGTCGGGACGCTGGGAGTAGGGGGAAAGCCCCGCAACATCCTTCTCCGCCTTCTCCACTGAGTCCGGGTCGGGCGCACTGGGCGAGTGAACGTCCACATCAAGGTACGTCCCAGCAAGCTGCATCCGCTTCAATGTGGATTGTTGCATATTGATACGATGCGTGACCCGCCCACAGTCGGACAACGAAACCTCGTTGTCGCTGACGATGATGTCATTCGCATCGATGCTCTTGGAGACCGGTCGCCTGCGGATCGGACAGCGGTAGACCTTCTTGAAGGCACAGCCGCCGAACCCCTGCATGAAGAACATGCGGTTGGTGTCGGGATAGTATTCCTTGTCCACCACGGTCAGATATCGGTTGAACAGCGTCTCCAGATCCTCCGCGAGGATGTCGCTGTCGTCCTTGATCTTGGCCTGCTCGTACTTCTGCTCGCGCGAGGGCGTGCGAATGGTGGAGGTGTTGTTGATCTTGACCGGCCCGCCAGCGGGGAGAAGCTCACCTCGGGCGTTGGCCTGAAACCGCATCACGGCGTCGAGCATGATGGGCGAGCGGATGGTGGCTTGGCCCTCTACGGCGGTATCCGCGTCTGCACTGGGACTTCGTGGACTTTCTACTTTAAGGGCTAAGTGCTTGATCCCGGAGGCTCTTCTTTCGATCCAGTCCTGTCTGGACTGGAGATCGGAGTCGATGCCGTTGAGGAGTTCGTCGCAGATACGGGATAGCTCGTTCGCGTCGATGTACTCGCCCAGATTGGCGTCGTGAAGCTTGGCCCCAGCCGGGTCGCGGTCCTGCGCCTTACGCCCATCCAACCGGATGATGAGGGAGCCGTCCTTCTGCTCAATGCCGACTTCCTCGACCGGCTCATCGGCGTCCTCCTGCAGGACAATAATGGTCCCCTCCGGTAACCCCAGAGGGGCCTGACCGGGCAGAGGATCATCCAGATTGCGGTAATGCTCGGTGGGGGCTGCGCCGTTGCCGTTGAGACCGCCGCCGTTGATCGCCATGGGTGGTGGCTCCGATTCTTGGAGCAACCATATCACGTACTTCAGACAATGGCAGCGGGACCACCATTGATAGGACGCAGCGGCAAGATGGGCGCAGGCATCCAAGCATGCGGAGCCTTGTGCGGCTGCCCCGCATTGGTGCGCCAATCTCCCAGCGGAGAAAGCCGCATCAACTGCAGCCCATCATCGCAGGCACAGAGCAGCGTCACCCCTCTGGGTGGCAGGATCTCCATCGACCGCCACCCATTCAGGGAATAATCGATCAGGTTCTCATAGATAGCAGCCAGAGCCGCAAGCTGAGACTGATCATAGGCGCGCTCTGACCAGCGCCTGATGAACTGATCCTCAGTCTCCAACATCAGGTGACCGGGGGCACGGGCGGCGGCGGGGCCTCGGTGTAGATCATCTGGAAGATGCTGGTCGCCGTGGTCAGCCAGAGTTGACGCCTCTCGGGTGGCCAGTACGCCCCCGTCGCCGGTAGCTCCTGCAGGAGCCCCATGATGAAAGGGTGCAAGCTATCCAGATCTCCGCCCTCATCCAACATCTGACCCTCCGGTACCGTCCCGCCGCTTGCGTCCACCGTTGCTATCTTCTTTGGGCGTCCTCTTGCCATCGTCGTCTCCTCTGTCGTCACTGAGATCGAGCTTACGCTCCATACGCTTCTTGAAGTCCTCTACGGTAGACTCGCTCACCGGCTCCTTTGGCGGCGTCATCTCACCCTTGTACTGATTGTCCCTTATCGCCTTGCGCGTGAGCGATACGTACCCATTCCAATCGGCGGGATTGGATCGCTGCTGGGCAAGTTGCTGATACTTCGCAAGATCGCTTGGCCGGGTAACCGGAGTGCTGCCCTTGGTGGCACACATGCTCATCCCAGTGCCGGGTACAGCGCCTGCGGTGCCCGGACGTATTTGTTCTCATCGATATGGTCCAGTTCATCCTCGTCAGGCATCTGGGCGAGCCCCAGCAACCGAAGATGGGCCAAAGCCTGTGTCATGGCGTCAGCGAGGTCGTCGTGCTGACCTTTCGGCAACTCGGCCAACTCGGTAATGACCTTGTCGGCCCATTCCTTGAAGAGGTAGTCGCCGTTCCCGGTTCCCTCGGCAGGCGCATAAATCAGACCACATTCAAAGAGATTCTGCACCGCATAGGCTCTCGCCACCTTGTCACCCTCGGGATTCACAAGCTGGACGCCGAAATCCGAGCGATCCTGCGTTTTGGGGTTAAAGCTCAGCATATCCGAGATATGACGGGCTCTACGGCGTAATTCTTGGGCTACGGGGTGCCCTGACGCCTTGTCTTCGATCAAAACGCGGTTGACCTTGAACTTTCGGCACGTTTCCTCGACTTTTTTGATCAAATCGTAGAGTTCGAGCCGCTCCGCCCACGCCCACATCAGGATTAAGCGTCTGTTCTCCCATTGATCCCGGCAAACCCCCAGAACCACCGCCGCTGAGGGGTC